TTTAGACCATTTGCTCCTGCTATACTAGAAGAGCATTGTCAGGAATGGTTTGATATGCCTGAGCATTCTAGGCATATGTCATATGTTTATCAATGTAAGCAGAGTGACCTTATTCCTGCCTGTCTACACGTTGATAACTCTGCTAGAGTACAAACAGTGCCAGAGACATCTGAGAGCGTTCTGAGACCCATACTGGAGTGCTGGTATGAGAAGACGGGAGTTCCTGTATTGTTGAATACATCTTTGAATGTTCGTGGAAAACCAATGGTAAATAATGTTGAAGATGCAAAATTGTTCTCTAGTAAATATTCAGTCAAGGTTTTTTAATGAAAATACTGTTTCATGGATGCTCAATCACTTGGGGTGACGAACTTGAAGATCGTGAAAATGAAAGATATAGTAAGTTAGTCTCTAATCATTTTCTAACTGAGGATTGTAATATTTCTCATTGTGGAAATAGTAATGATAGAATTGTAAGAGAATCTATTAAACAACTACAAGATAATACTTTTGATGTTGTAGTATTGCAGTTTACTGTACACTCAAGAATGGAGTGGTTTGATAAACAGGGTTTTCCTCATAGGTTTACACCTCAACTTACAACAAGTCATGGAAAATTAAAACTAAAGGGTATTGCAGGTACAGATGATTTGAGAGAAAGAATGTTTTCTGCTGGTAAATGGTTCTATAGGTTTGTTTATAATGATATTCTTGGTGTTGAGAATATGTGGAAAAATATTCTTCTTTTTGATTCTTACTGTAAGGCAAACAATATTACCTTCATCCCTATCTTAGCAGATCATTTTCATGGGGTTATTCGTAGACCAAAAATGTTTTATCATGGAGCAAATGGAACTGGTTGGTGGAAACCTTTATGTCAGGATATACCAATAACATATATTCATGGGGATATTATAGGTCATAAAAAAGATGGCATAGGAAAGCATTATTATGGTGATTACCATGCAAAGGGAAATCATCCTAATGCTTTAGGACATCAAAAAATTGCGGAAAAACTTATTGAGTTGATAGAAACTATATAATCTGTTATAATATTGTTGGATTGCAACCCATTATAGTATGGCTAAAGGATTTAAGGTGGTAACCACCCC